ATATGTTCGTTTAGTGTGCCGTCTATTTCCTTGATACGCTTGATTTCTTTCCCGCTGAGTGTTTTTAGGTGTTCTTTGATTAACATTTACAAGCCTCCTTTTTCGGCTCGAATCTTATGAAACTGCCTAAATACCCTGGCCCCCGGTAGCATATTAGTGCCCGCTTGCATGAAGGGCATACTGCAATTTCTCCTCCCGCTGGTGAACTATATCCGTTTACCCCTTCAAATTGTATAGGATCAACTAGCGATCCTGGTTTAGGTAAATCCTTATCTGTGTAGTCGTATATATGAGTATCGCACCTCTTGCAAAAAACCTTATACATGATACACCCTCCTAGTACCCGGTAATATTTGATATTGGTCTAATGGTTTTTTCTCTCTGTCGCCGTCTCCTTGCTCTTTCTGCCTCTGATATAACACCTAACATCGGCATTTGCTGATGCATTTGGATGGCTATTGCCATGGCCATGACCGCATCATCATGACACCCGGCTTGCGCTTCCGGCTTTCCTTTCGGGTTCCGGACAAAAGAAAAACACTCGCTTATGAGTGCTTCACTTCGTATTGTTAACGTGCCGTCCCGTAATGCCTTTTCCATGTCGTCTAGCATTAAAGGCCGTGTCTTTACGTCGGTTCTCCAGCCTATTTTTGTCGTCTGGTCTGGAAATACCTCATCGACTACCTCCTGCTGATATACCCGGTAGTACTTCGCTCTTATAATCGCTTTGTTTGTGGTCAGCCCGTGGTTGTTGGACTCTATGCCGATAACCGCCCGGTTATAGAACTCTGCCAGCTTAACCGCTTCAAGGCCGAACAAGTCCGGGTCAAAGTGTCCCCTCCACTCTGCCACCTGCTCCATCTTGTTCCGGCCTATGACTTCCAATACGCAATCGTCTCCGGTTTCTA